GCTCGCGGCTGTGGGGCTCCCTGAGATGCCGTTCGTCGGGCGGGCGACCCCCGAGCCTGCCGCGCCGCCCGTGGCCCCCGAGGCGCGGCTACAGCCCCGCGCACACGCCCCCCTCGTCCTGGGGCAGGCCGACGACGAGGAGGCGCGGGAGGACTGGGAGGAGCGCCTCGACGACCTGCTGGCCGATTGGGAGCGGCAGGTCACGCCCGCTCAGCGGGATGAGCTGATTGACCAGATTGCAGCCCTGGTGGATGAGGGTGCCGTGGCAGGGCTGGCCACACTGGCGGTCTCCAGCGGTGCATCGGCGGCGCTGCTGGAGGCCGTCATGGTCGCCCAAGCCTCGGCGGCCGGCGAGCGGATGGTGGCCGTGGCCGAGGGACAGGGCGTGAGCATCGAGGCCGCCGCCGTGACCGGTGCGCTCGCCGCCGCCCTGGCCGTCGCCGCTGCGGCCGTCGCCGCTCTCCTCGCCGCCGGTTTGGCCACCGCGGCGGGCAGGGCGGCGTTGCGGATGTGGGCGCCCGGCATGGACGGTGCGACGGTCGCGGCCCGGGTGCGGGACTACCTCGACGGGCTGACCGACGCCGCGCTGCGTACCGACCTGGGCGGGGCGATCTGGTCGGCGGAGAACGCCGGCCGGTTCGCGACGCTGGAGCAGGCCGAGGACGACGGCAAGGGCGCGACCTACTTCGAGGCCGTCGAAGAGGGCGACACGAACACGTGCATCCCCTGCTCGACCATCAACGGCGACCGCTTCGACACGTTGGCCGAGGCGCAGGCCGAGTACCCGAACGGCGGCTACTACCTGTGCCAGGGCGGAGTCAGGTGCCGAGGCACGATCGAACCGGTGTGGGGTGGATCATGAAAAGGCTGAGGATCGACAGCGCGCTGCTGGCCCAGGTGCACGCACTGCTCGCGCGCCGCGACGAGCGGCCCTTGCCGAAGGGGTTCACCCGCCCCGAGCTGAAGTTCACAGCCCAGGCCGACGGGCAGCCCGCCGAACTGCTCATCTACGACGAGATCTCGTGGTGGGGCATCATGGCGGTCGACGTCGCCGCCGCCTTGACCACCCTGTCCGGGCCGCTCCACGTGCGGATCAACAGCCCCGGCGGCGACGTGTTCGACGGCGTGGCGATCTACAACATGCTCGCCGACTACGGCGACGAGGTGACCGTCACCGTCGACGGCCTCGCAGCGTCGGCCGCGAGCTTCATCGCCATGGCGGGCGACACCATCCGCATGAACCGCGCCTCCCAGATGATGATCCACGACGCGAGCGGCATGTGCCGCGGCAACGCCGCCGACATGAAGGCCATGGCCGCGCTGCTCGACGTGGTCAGCGGCACGATCGCCGACATCTACGCCGCCCGCGCTGGCGGAGATGCCGCGGACTGGCGCGAGCGGATGCTGGTCGATGGCGGATTCGGCACCTGGTACACCGCCGAGGACGCCGTCGCGTCGGGCCTGGCCGATGAGCTCGTGCCGAACTCCGGCCGCCAAGAGGGCGACGACGAGCAGGACGCGATGGACCGTCTGGCCGCGGCGCTGTTCCCATACGGCGTGGATGACGAGCGTGGACGCTGGCGCCTGGCTGCGACTCTCAGCCCGCAGTCCGGTGACCCGGTGGTGGTTCAGCATGAGCGCGCCCATCACCAGCCTGTTCCGCTCGTCGACCTCGACGCCCTGCGTGCCGCCGTCCAGGAACGGGCGCCGACTCCGAACGCGGGACCCCACCCCGCAGCGGCTGTCCCACAGCCCCCCCCTGGCCAGCCCACGGAGTCGGCGCCTGCACCACCCATCGAGCCCCCCGCCCCGGCGCCGGCCGCGGCGGCAGACGAGACCGCCCCCGACTGGGGCGACCTCGTCACCCACCTCACGACCCCTGCGGAGCCGTCCGCGGACGACCTGCTTGCCAGCCTGAGGGAGGCACAGTGACCAAGACCAGCCCGCGGCTGGCCGCACGCCTGTCCGCGATGGGCCTCGACCCCGCGGACGTCGGCCGCATCACCAACCGGGCCCCGGCCGTACTGCCGAAGGACATCCCCATCCCGAAGAACGCCGCCGAACTGGCCGAGATGATGGGCGACCCCGGCCGCTACCGGCCCGTCCTGGCCAGCAGCGACACCCTGCACGCCTTCATCAAGGCGTACGGCGAGCAGCAGCAGGGCGACGGCACCGACCTTCAGCAGCAGGTCGACGTGGCGGTGCAGCGCGGCCTGGCCGCCTTCCTGAAGGAGAACGGCGTCGAGGGCGACGGGGTGAAGCGTCCCGACCTGCGCGGCGCCATTCCCGGCGACCCGTACACCGCCCCCAACCTCGCCCCGTACAAGGCTCAGGGGCTGTACAGCAAGACGGCGCTCGGTGCCCAGGTGGACGACCTGTTCACCAACGCCGGCGAGTACTTCCACACGATCTGGCGGTCCAACCCGGCCAAGAACACCTCCGAGGTGCAGAACAAGCTGGAGCGGCTGCGGAACTTCTCCAGCGACGTACCGTCCGACGGCGGGTTCCTGATCCCGGAGCGGCTGCGCAGTGAGCTGCTGCGCGTGGCCCTGGAGAGCGCCGTCGTCCGGCCGCGGGCCCGCGTCGTGCCGATGGAGACGCTGCGGGTGCCGTTCCCGGCGATCGACTCCACCACCAACGTCAACTCCGTCTACGGCGGCATCACCGGCTACTGGACCGAAGAGGCCGGCCGCCTGACAGGCAGCAAGCCGCGGTTCGGCCGGGTGATCCTGGACGCGAAGAAGCTGACCTGCTACACCGAGGTCCCCTCGGAGCTGCTGGCGGACAGCATCATCAGCCTCACGGGGTTCATCGACCAGTTCTTCCCCGAGGCGCTGGCGTTCTTCGAGGACCTGGCGTTCATATCCGGCACTGGCGTCGGCCAGCCGCTCGGCGTGCTGAACGGCGCTGCGGCGATCTCGGTCTCGCGCACCGGCGGCGGCAACGCGATCGAGTTCACCGACGTGATCAACATGTTCGCGCGGATGCTGCCCCAGTCCATGCCCCGCGCGGTGTGGCTCGCCTCGATCAACACCTTCCCATCGCTGGCGCAGATGGCACTGACCCGCGGCACCGACGGCATCGCCTCGCCGGGGGTGTGGCTGAACAACGGGCAGGCGATCGATGCCCCGCCCATGACCATCTTCGGCCGCCCCGTCATCTTCACCGAGAAGGTCCCGGCCGCCGGGTCCGCGGGCGACCTGTCGTTCGTAGACCTCGGGTTCTACCTGGTTGGTGACCGGCAGGCCATGCAGGCGCGGCAGTCGGACGACTTCAAGTTCGACACCGACGAGGTCGCGTTCCGGATCATCGAGCGGGTGGACGGCCGGCCGTGGATCCAGTCGGAGATCACCCCGGCCAACGGCGGCGACTCGCTGTCGCCGATCGTCAAGCTGGCCGCCTGATCGGAAGGAACGAGGATCATGGAAGCCCTGGGACGGCTCTTCAACATCGCGAGCGTCATTCCCCCCATCGACCTGTCCAGCGGCGCCCAGACCGGCACGCGGGTGCACCTGCGTAACAGCGAGGGCGTCGCGTTCGTGTACTTCGCCGAGGTCGGGACCGCCGGCGAAGACGTGGACCTGGACGTCCAAGAGCACACCGCGGCGAGCGCTGGCACCAGCCGCGACCTGGACGTGGTCACCAGGTGGTTCTCCAAGCGGGAGGCCACGCTCGACAACGACGAGACCTGGACCAAGCACACCCAGGCCGCAGGGTCGGAGGTGGATCTCGGCGACGACGAGGGCGAGAACCAGATCATCGCGGTCGTGGAGGTCTCGGCGAAGTCGCTGTCGGATGACTGCCAGTGGGTGTCGGTGAACACGACCGACGCGGGGTCCACGTCCGGGAAGCTCGGCTGTGTCCTGGCGATCGTGTACGACCTGGACGTCCAGCGGTCGCCTGAGCTGCTGGCTGATCTGCTGTGACGTTGCGGATCTGCTTGGACTGCACCACCGCGTACGCGCCGGACCTGCGGTGGTGTCCGCACTGCAGGTCCGAGCGCGGCCAGGAGCAGGGCAGCGATCCATACAGGGGAGAGAACATGCCGAAGATCACACGTCATGGCGGGGCGACCGTTGCCGGGCAAGATGACTCGGCTGCGAGCGGGGCCGTAGAGGACGCTCCCGTCGTCAGTGAGGGGGAGCAGCCATCAGTTGGGAACAGCTCCGAGACATCGTCCGAGAAGGAACCGAGCTCGCCCGAGCAGAGCGAGACGCCCCGCCCGAAGCGTGCCCGAACGACGGGGAGCCGCTCACGCAAGGGGCGGGCGGCGTCCTCCACTGCCCGTTCGACGGGTGGATCTGGCGAGGGTGAGCGGTCGTGACTGAGACGCGTCTGGGCTTGTCGGTCACGGCCGAGGCCGAGGTCATCAAGGCTGGCCCCGTCGAGCCGGTCGAGGGCGGCCCGGCCGACGGCGACGTGCGGGAGGTGGAGCGGTGACGGCGGGGCTGCACGCGGTGAACCTGGCCAACGGGTGGTTGAACCTGTTGCGGAACGTCTCCTACACGGCGAAGACCAACGTCTATGTGAAGTTGCACACGGGCGATCCGGGCTCGGCGGGCACGTCGAACGCGTCCAGCGTGACGGATCGGCCTGAGGTGACGTTCGCGGCGGCGTCGGCGGGGTCGCTGTCGTCGAACAACACGCCGTCGTGGTCGAACTGGGCGGGGACGAACGGCGAGGTCGTCACGCACATCAGCGTGTGGGACTCCTCCAGCGCGGGGAACTTCCTGTTCTCCGCCGCGCTGACCGCGTCCAAAACCCTCAACACGGGCGACACGCTGAACCTCACCTCGCTGACCGTCTCGCTGTCCCCGATCGCCGCGTAGGGAGGCCCCTGTGGCCGCGATGGACGAGACCGACCGCGCCCGCACCTGGGCGCAGTGGATGCGCGACAACCGCGAGCCGTGCGGCTTCACCAAGGCCGACCTGCGGGCCGCGCTCAACGCGACCGACGACTGGATCGACACCAACGCCGCCAGCTTCAACCAGGCGCTCCCGGCCGCGTTCCGCACGGGCGCGACGGCGACGCAGAAGACGCTGCTGTTCGTGTACGTCGCCATGCGCCGGCGCGGTCTGCTGCCCGCTGAGGGGGACTGATGGCGACGGTGTCGCGGGATCTCGCGCCCGAGGACGCCGTGTTCGGGTCTGCTGCCGCGCCTGCCTACAAGAAGATCAACGGCAGCAATTTCCCGGTCTCCGGCTTGTACTTCGACGCGGGGGCGGACGAGTCGGCGTACTTCAAGCTGCGCGCCCTCCGGTACGGGTCCGGCAACCTCACGCTGGATCTCGACTGGTACGCGGATACCGCCACGTCCGGCGCCGTCATCTGGGGCGCGCAGATCGCCGCCATCACCCCCGACTCGGACACGCAGGACGTGGAGACCGACGGCATGGCCACCGCGGCGACGGTGACCGACTCGCATCTCGGGACGACGGGGCAGCGGCTGCACCGCGCCACCATCACCATCTCCGCCCTGGATTCGCTGGCCGCTGACGATGATGTGTGGCTGCGGATCTACCGGGATGCCGATGCGGGCGGTGACACCCTGGCGGGCGACGCGGTCCTGACTTTAGCGACGCTGTCCTACTCCGACACGTAGGAGGCCGGTCGTGGCGGTCCGTTTCACGGCCGAGTCGCAGACCTACTCCCGGACCGTCTCCCTCGGCTCGCAGTCGGCGTACAGCGTCGCCTGCTGGGTGAAGATCACGACAGACCGGAACACGTGGTCCACCGCCTGGTGCCTGGGCAACGCGAGCGCGGGGGACGTCTTCGCGATCCTGCAGACGTCCAACACCGGCACCAACCTCGAGTTCATCACCTCCACGAGCTTCACGCCGATCGCGATCGTGAACATGACGCCCGGCACCTGGTACTACGTGGGCATCACCATGAACGGGGCGACCGGCACGGCGGTGTACCGGACCGCGGACAGCAGCACGTTCACGACCGTCGCGATCACCAACCAGGGGGCGATCGACCAGGCAACCCTCCAGATCGGCAGGTCGATCTACAGCGGGGAGTGGCTCGACGGAGCCGTCACCGGCTTCAAGTGGTGGGGGGCTAGCCTCACGTCGGCCGAGCTCGAGGCCGAGTCTTGGGCACATCTGCCCCGGCGTACCGAGGATCTACGCGCCTGGTGTCCGCTGATCGTTAACGAGACGGTCGACTACTCCGGGATGGCGGCCACGCTGTCCGGTGGGACGAGCGCGACCGTGGAGGACGGGCCGGCCATCTCGTGGCGGGGCGGTGGCGGGAAGGTCATCCTCCCAGCGCCCGCTGGCGGGGTGACGCAGGAGGCGCAGGCTGCGGCGGCGGTGACCGCGGGCCGCTCCGCCACTGCGACCGGCGTGCGGCCTGCGGCGGCGAGCCGGGCGGTGACGGCGGCTCGTACGGCGGCGGCCAGCGCGACCCGGCCCGGCTCTGCTGCTGCTGCCGTCACGGCTGCGGTGAGCGCGCAGGGCGTGGGCGCCCGGCCTGGCGCAGTGTCGGCGGCGGTCACGGCGACGGTGGCGGCGGCGGCCGAGGTGGTCCGGGCCGCGTCCGCGTCGGTGGCGGGCACAGCCGCGCTGGCCGGCCAGGCGGCGGCCGTGAAGCCCGGCGTCGCGGACATGGCCATCACCGCCGGGGTATCCGCTGCTGCCGAGCGGGCTCGCGAGGGCAGCGCCGAGCGAGCGGTCACCGCCGGCGTGGCCGGTGAGGCTGCGGCCGAGCGGCCGGCAGATGGCGTCGTGGCGGTGGATGCGGCGTCGATCGGCGAGGCGTCCGCCGTCAAACCGACGCCAGCCTCGGCCGCGGTGTCCGCCGAGCTGGCCGGCGACGCCGCAGCGGTCCGCCCCGCCGGGGCGTTGGCCGGGGCGGTGGCTGCGCTGGAGAGCGACGCGGCGGCGGTGAAGCCCGACGCGGCGGCGGTGGCCGCGACTGCCGGTCTGGCCGTCGAGGCGGCCGTGGTCCGGCCGGGCGGTGGCGAGCTGCTGGTGTCGGTGGTGGTGGAGGCCGACGCGGTGGTCGGCGCTGCTGCGGATGCGCAGGCGTCCGTCGAGGTGGGCGCCACCGTCGAGGCCGGGGTGGAGGCGGTGCGTCCGGCGTCCGGCGCCCTGGCGGTGGCTGTTGGCCGGTCTGCGTCGGCGGTGGGTGTGCGGCCGGTCGGGGCGGTGCTGCCGGTCGCCGCTGGGGTGAGCGGGGCGGCGGCGGTAGCGCGGCCTGTGGGCGCGCTCGTGGGGGCTGCTGCCGGGGTTGTGGCGGATGCCGGGGGTGTGAGGCCGGGTGCCGGGCTGGTGGGCGCCACGGTGGCGCTCACAGTCGCGGCGGTGACGTCCAGGCCGGGTGGCGTGGCGGCGCAGGTGCTGGCGTCGGTGGCTGCGTCTGCGGTGGTGGTGTCTCCGGCGTCGGCGGTGCTGCCCGTCGTGGTGGCGGTGGCGGCGGAGGGTGGGGCGCGTTCGGGCGGGTTCGGGGGGCCGGGGCCGCAGATCCCGGGCGGGGTCGGCCCGGCGTCCGGGGTGTCGGTGCCGGGGGTGGTGACGCGCCGGGGCGTGGCTGGCGGTGTGAGTGGCGGCGCCACGCCCACAATCGACGGGAATATTTCCGGCTGAATGCCTTGCTAGCAGGAATATTTACGGTCCACGTGTACGATTTTGGCTATGGCGCAGCCCTGGTACACGACACGCGAGCAGGTCAAAGCCGCGCTCGACGTGGCGGAGACCGCACGCGCCAACCCCCAGGTAGACCGCGCCATCGCGGCTGCATCCCGCACCATCGAGGGCCGCCTCCACCGGAAGTTCTATCCCCAGGTCGGCACCCGCCATTTCGACTGGCCGAATCCGCAGCGAGCCCGGCCGTGGCGGCTGTGGCTCGACCAGCACGAGCTGATCAGCATCACCAGCCTGACCGCCGGCGGGGTGACGATCGACCCCGGCGACTACCTGCTCTACCCCGACGACGGGCCCCCGTACAGCCGCCTGGAGATCAACCTCGGCGGGTCGGCGGCCTTCTCCAGCGGGGCCACGCACCAGAAGGCCATCGCCATCACTGGCGTCTGGGGGTCCGCCCCCGACGAAGAGCAGATCGGCACCCTCACCAGCGACCTCGACGCCGACCCGGCCGACACCGCCGACGTCACCTGGACCGTAACCGACCTCGGCGTCGGCGCCATCCTCCGCATCGGTGACGAGCGGCTCATCGTCACGCAGCGGACCATGGTCGACTCCGGGCAGAACACCACCGGAGCGCTCCTCGACCGGGCGTCCGACGTCACCGTGCCGGTGGCTGACGGCAGCGCGTACGCCGCCGGGCAGGTCCTCCTCATCGACTCCGAGCGCATGCTCGTGGTGGACGTCGCCGGCAACCAGCTCACGGTTAAGAGGGCGTGGGACGGCAGCGTGCTGGCCTCGCATTCCTCCGGGGCGGACGTGTTCCACCTGGCGGGGGTGGACATCGCGCGGGCGCAGCTCGGCAGCAGCCTGGCCGCGCACGGCTCGGGGGCGGCGGTGTATCGGCATGTGGTGCCGGGCCCGGTGTCCGCGCTGTGCGTTGGCCTGGCGCTGGCGCAGGTCCTCGGTGAGCAGTCCGGGTACGCGCGGCCCGAGTCGCGGACCGGCGGGTCCGGGGCGACGTCGGACAGCCGCAGGCGCACCACGGAGCCCGGCGCGGGGCTGCCTGCGCTGTGGGCCGATGCCTACGCCGCGTGCGGGCGCAAGGCACGGATCCGGGGGGTGTAGCGATGCTGGAAGTGCACGCACGCGTGGATCTGGCCGGGCCGCTGTTCGACGGCCGGGCGCCCGAGGTGCTCGACGACATGGCCGACGACGTCGCCGACGCGGTCGCCGACCAGGGGTTCCGCGACATCCACTTCACCCTGCACCGGGTGCTGCGCAACCCCACCGGCCACTACCAGAGCCAGATCCGCGACCGGTCTCTCGGCTCGGCGCACGTGCTCTACGACAACCGGGTGATCTACGGTCACTGGCTGGAAGGCACTGGCTCCCGCAACGCCCCGGTCACGAGCTTCGCCGGATACTTCACCTTCCGCCGCGTCGCGCAGGCTCTCAACCGGAAGGCCGTCGGCATCGCCGAGCCGGTCGTGCAGCGCCACCTGGCGAGGCTGCAATGAGCGGCGTGCCGGTCAAGGGCGCACTCGACGGCATCGTCTCCCACGCGCTCAGCCTGGGCCTGTTCGAGCGCGTGAACGCCCACGAGCCGGAGAACGCGCCGGGGCACGGCCTGACCGCGGCGGTATGGGTGCAGGACATCATGCCGGTCCCGGCCAGGTCGGGGCTCAACAGCACGTCGGTGCGGCTGGCGTTCACGCTCCGGATCTACACGTCGATGCTGCGGGAGCCGCCGGACGCGATCGATCCCGAGGTGGTCGCGGCCACCGACGCGCTCATGGCCGCGTACACGGGCGATTTCGAGCTGGGCGGGGAGGTGGCCAACATCGACCTGCTCGGCGCGCACGGGGTGCCGCTGCGGGCGCAGGCGGGCTATCTCCCGATCGACGGCAAGCTGTTCCGGATCATGGACATCACGGTCCCCGTGGTGCTCAACGACGTGTGGGGGCAAACACCATGATCATCACTGTGAAGACCACCATCATGGATGGCACCGTCGTCCGCTGGTACCGCCGCCTCGACGATGCGAACATCCACCGGCCGGTCCTCTCCGCCTCACGCAACGGCGTACGCGTGCACGACGTCTACTTGCACGAGATCCCCGACGAGGTCCTAAGCGTCGCTCAAGACGCCTACGCAGTGCTGCGTCGCGACCCCCACGCCGACGTGCACCACCTGGCCACCCACGTCAACCGCGGCCCCACCAACGGGCCGCTCGTCCCCGTCGAGGAGGTGGGCAGCGATGGCTAAGCAGAGCGGCCTCGGTGACGGCCTGCTCGTGCACGGCGTCGACCTGTCCGGCGACATCGGGTCGCTCGGCCGGATCGGCGGCGGCCCGGCCCCACTGGACCTCACGCCGATCAACAAGAGCGCGATGGAGCGGCTCGGCGGTCTCAAGGACGGCAGCCTGGAGTTCTCCTCCTGGTTCAACCCTGCCGCGGGCGCGTCGCACGAGACGCTCGGCGCGCTGCCCACCTCGGACGTGATCCTGACCTACCTGCGCGGGACCGGCCTCGGCTCCCCGGCAGCGTGCCTGAACGGCAAGCAGGCGAACTACGATGGCACCCGCGGCAACGACGGCAGCTTCAGCTTCGCGGTACAGGCGCTGGGCAACCAGTACGGGCTGGAATGGGGCGAGCAGGTCACCCCCGGCATCCGCACCGACACCGGCGCGACAAACGGTGCCAGCGTGGACTTCGGCGCGGCTGGGTCGTTCGGGCTACAGGCGTACCTGCACGTGACGGCGTTCACCGGCACGGACGTGACGATCAAGCTGCAGCAGTCATCGGACGACGGCGGTACTGACGCGTTCGCCGACGTGACCGGCGGCGGCTTTACCGCCGTGACCAGTGGGCCCACCTCTCAGCGGATTCAGACGGCGCGGGACCAGGCGGTCGAGCGGTACCTACGCGTGGTCACGACGACCAGCGGCGGGTTCACCAGCGTGTCGTTCCTGGTGGTCGTGGCCGTCAACCTGACCTCGGTGGTGTTCTGATGCCCTTCATCCCTTGCTCGACCGGCACCGTCGCCCTCTACCAGGGGGCGGACGCCGAGAGCGTCATCGCCGTCCCCGTGGAGGCGTGGGACGAGCGCGGTACGCCGCACGTTGCCGGGCCGGCCGCGCTCGTCGAGGCCAGCACGCGCCCGGGGTTCCTGGGGTTGGAGCAGTCGCAGGCACCGCTCCCGAAGCCGGGCGAGAAGCCCAAGGAGCCCGTCAAGATCGGGCCGAAGCCTCGTCCGGGCGGCCCGCGCGACCCGGAGGCGGGGCCGCCACGAGGAGGGGGTGGGCAGCGATGAGACCTGTCACGCGTATCCAGCCGGCCGGGCCGGTGAGCGCGTACGTGACGTACCGGGTCGTGTCGCCGCCGGATCGTGCGGTGCGTACGGCGTGCGAGGAGGCGGGGTGTCTGGCGTGGCGGCACGGCTGGGAGACCCGGGTGGATGAGTCCACCGACCTCGGCCGGGCGCAGGCCGACTACATCCGCACGCGGTCGGGGCGCACGTTCCGCGAGCAGCGGACGGCGGAGGGGCTGACGGTGTTCCGCTTCGAGCCTGGTCAGCGCTGCTTCGCCGAGCACAGCACCCGGCCGGAGATCTTCTCTGTGCGTGGTGGGGACTGGCGTCGGGACCTCGGTCTGATCCGCCGGCATCAGCGCGGCCAGGACTGGGTGGAGGACTTCGCCGAGCATCAGGACCGGCTGAGCCGGGCGATCGAGAAGGGATAGGACCTTGGCAAAAGAGACGGGTCTCGCCTGGTCAGCGCTGTCGATCGACGACAGTGGCGGCACCCTGCGAGACATCCGCAACGACATCACGAACATGGAGTTCGCCACCCCCAGGGCGGTCCAGGACGTGACCGGCATCGACAAGTCGGCGATGGAGCGGCTGCTGCTGCTGGCCGACATGTCGATCACCCTGAACGGCGTGTTCAACGACGCTTCCAACGCCTCGCACGACGTGTTCAAGACCGTGCCCAGCACCAGCGTGGCCCGCGAGTTCACGCTCACCGTGTCCGGCCAGACCCTCGGCACCACGCCCACGGCCACGCTGCTGTTCACCGACTACGCCCTCAACCGGGGCGCCGACGGCAGCCTCGTCTGGTCGGCCCCCGGCGTCCTCGCCAACGGCGCGGTCCCCACCTGGACCTCGGCGTAAGCGGGGCGCGGTATGGGATACAAGCGGAAACGCACCATCAAGATCTCCTTCGATGAAGGGCACGAGTTCGCGGGCCTCGAAGTCCGCATGAAGACCGTGGGCGTCGGCACCCTGCTACGCCTCCTCCCCCTGATAGACCGGCTCGACTTCTCCGACCTCTCCTCCGAAGACGCCGACCAGCTCGCCGGGCTGGAGGAGTCGTTCCGGCAGCTCGCCCGCATCTTCGACTCCTGGAACATCGAGGACGAGGACGACACCGGCGCCACCGTCCCCGTCCCATGCACCTACGAGGCACTGATGGAGCAGGACCTCCGCCTCATCACCGCCGTACTGCGCGCATGGGCTGAGCACCTGGCCGGTGTGCCAGCCCCTTTGGAGCAGCCATCGCCCGATGGCGATCCGTCCCTGGAGGCGTCACTGCCGATGGAAGTGTCGTCACCGAGCCTGGCGAGCTGACCGAAGCGAGGTGGATCCTCGCGCAGTGCACCCGGTTCGGGTGCCTCCCAAGCCAACTCCTGGCCGAGGACGCGACCTTGCTCCGGTTGCTGGCGCTGGAGGAGCTGGCCGGGCCTGACCTCGATGAAGGGGGGTGAACAGGATCGCGAACGAAGTCGAGATCGTCATCACGGCCAAGAACCGGGCCACCCCAGGTATGGCGGCGGCCCGCGCCGACGCCCGCAAGTTCGGCGCCGAGCTCAAGCAGACGCTCGGCAAGGCCGGAGCCGAAGCCGGGGCGGCGCTGGGTGAGGGGATCGTGGCCGGCGCGGATGGGAAGCTGCGGGACGCCAAGGGCCGGTTCGTCAAGGGCGTCCTGCCGGAGCCTGCGGAGACGGAGCGGCAGGGACGCGGCATCGGTCGGCGGATCGCGGGCGCGATGGGGGCCGGGATCAAGGGCGCGGTGGGGGCGCTGCGGTTCGCCGTAGGTGGTGCGGTCGAGGCGGCGGTGTCCAAGCCGATGCTCGTCGGCATTCTGCTCGCCGCGCTCGGCGGGGTCGCCGCGGTGCTGGGGCCGGCGCTGGGCACGCTGATCGCGGGGTCGTTGGTGCTGGGTGTGGGCGGAGCGGTGGCCGGGATCGGTGTGGCGCTGCTCGCCGAAGACAAGAAGATCAAGAAGCAGTGGACGCAGACGTGGACCGACCTCAAGAAGACGATGAGGGAAGCGGCCGAGCCGCTGCGGCCCGTCCTAGATACCGCCCGCAAGACCCTGAAGTCCGTCGTCGGCGAGCTGGCGCCCGAGATCGAGAAAGGTCTCCAGGACGCGCAGAAGCCGATGCAGCGGTTCATCGAGGACCTGGGCAAAGGCTTCAAGAACCTGGCACCCGCGATCGGTCCGCTCTTCGAGTCCTTCGGTGACGTGCTGGACGAGATCGGCCCTCAGCTCCCGGGGATCTTCGAGAACATCGCGAACAGCATGATCACTCTTGCGACCACCGTGTCGGAGAACAGAGACCTGTTCGCGCTGCTGTTCGCCATGCTGCTGAACAGCATCCCCCTGGTGATCAACCTCGTGTCGGTGCTCGCGGGCGCTTTCCGCGGCGCCCTATCGACCTTTCTCGGCTTCACGGACGGCCTGCTCAGCGGCATCCAGACCATCATGGAGGCCGTCGCCCAGATCCCCGGCCCTTGGCAGGAAGCAGCCCGCGCCGCTGTCGAGTCCATCGGCGAGGCTCGCAACCAGATCCAGGCGCTGAAGGGCGACGTCGACAGTTTCCCGCGTCGGATCGAGCTTGAGGGGCAGATCACCGACCTGGAAGCGAAGATCGCGACGGCGAAAGCGCGGCTGAGAGACCCGAAGCTGACCCGCCCTGAGAAGGCCGCGATCCGGGCGGAGATCTCCCAACTCCAGTCGCAGGTGCGCACGGCGAAGGCCGAGCTGGCGTCGATCCGCAACCGCAACGTCGTGGTGACGGTCACCCACCGGGACATCTACCTGTCCGCTCAGCGCACGCAGCAGTTCGGCTTCGGGTACGCCCGCGCCCACGGCGGCATCGTCGGCTCCGCCGGGATGCGACGGTTCGCGCAGGGCGGCGTGGCCGGCGCGGGGTCGAGCATGGCGCTGGTCGGCGAGCAGGGCCCGGAGCTGGTGTCGTTGCCGGTGGGCTCGACGGTGCGCCCGGCCGGACAGACCCGGGCCATGCTCAGCGGCGGGGGCGCGGGGGGCGGCGGGTTCGGCAGCATCAGCATGGCGTTCCGGCAGGCCGCATCGAGCGGAGGCGGGCTCGACTCGGTAGCTGGCGGTCTTCAGGAGGTCGCGCGGGCACTGCGCGAGATCGTGACCTTGCGGGACGGCCTTGGCAAGCTCACGGATACCGTCTTCGGCCAGACCAGGGCGCTCATGGCATACGAGGAGGCGTGGGACGCGGCGCAGAAGGCGCTGAAGGAGAACGGCCGCACACTCAACATCACGACGCAGAAGGGCCGGGAGAACCGCGGCTCCCTCCTGTCGCTGGCCGAGGCGGCTCACGAGGTCGTGATCGCGATGCGGGAGAAAGGCTCCAGCATCGACACGGTCACGAAGAAGATGAAGGAGCAGCGTGCCGAGTTCATCCGCATGGCCCGCAGCTTCGGCCTCACCAGCAAGGAAGCCGCCGCGATGGCAGACCGGCTCGGGCTGATCCCCTCTCAGGTGAAGAAGATCCTGGAGAAGGAGAAGACGGACGTCGCGTACAACAAGGCCGCCGAGAAGTACAACGCCAAGCTCGACGGCAAGGCGTCCGGCGGCATCACCGGCGGGTGGACGCTGACCGGCGAACGCGGCCCCGAACTGATCCGGCTCCCGTTCGGCTCCTCGGTGGTGCCAGCCGGGCAGACCGCCGCCATGATGGCCGGCGGCGGTGGCACCAGCGGGGAGATGCACATCACCCTGAAGATCGGTGAGCAGACGCTCGGCCGGATCGTCATCAACCCGCTCCGCCGCGAAATCCGCAGCCTGGGCGGCAACGTCCAGGCCGCGCTGGGGAGCGGCTGATGTTTCCTGCTGACCCGTTGCCGCTGGCCGTAGAGCTGGACCTCAACGGCACCTGGACCGACGTGACCAGCTACGTCTACCGGCGCGACATGGCGCGCATCACCCGCGGCCGGTCGAGCGATGGCACCCAGGTGGACCGGGGCACGCTGAACCTGACCCTGAACAACCGCGACGGCCGGTTCTCATCGAGGAACCCGACGTCGCCGTACTACGGCGTGATCGGCCGCAACACCCCGATCCGGGTCGCGGTCGAGTCCGGCGACATCGGCCTGCTCGTCCCGCGGGACGGCCGCGCCACCACCCCGGACGCGAACGCGCTCGACATCACCGGGGACCTGGATATCCGGATCGAGCTGGAGCTGGAGGACTGGCGCAGCAACGCGGGGCTGGCCGGGAAGTTCACGACGTCCGGTAACCAGCGGAGCTGGGCGTGGGGGATAGACCCGACCAGCGTCTATCTGCTGTGGTCCACCACCGGCGGCAATGAGCTGCTCGCCGCGTCCACTGTCGCGCCGCCCGTGCCCGCCTCGGGCCGGATGGCGCTGCGCGTGACCCTGGACGTCAACAACGGCGCGTCCGGGTGCACGGTCACGTTCTACTACGCCGACACGATCGCGGGCCCGTGGACGCAGCTTGGCAGCCCGGCGACCGGAGCGGCCACGTCCGTGTTCGCGAGCACGGCAGTGCTGCAGGTCGGTGACTGCCAGGACCTCGGCGCGGGCGCCATCGACGGCAGGGTGTATGCGTTCGAGCTGCGCAACGGCATCAACGGGTCCGCCGTCGCGAACCCCGTCTTCACCGCGCAGGCCACGGGGACGACGTCGTTCGCGGACGCGGCGGGCCGCACGTGGACGGTCGTCTCTCCCGCCATGCTCAGCAACCGGCGGTACCGCTTCCACGGCGAGGTGTCCTCCTGGCCGCAACGCTGGGACACCACCGGCACCGACGTCTACACCCCCATCGAGGCATCCGGCATCCTGCGCAGGCTCGGGCAGGGACAGCCGGTGCTCGGCAGCGCGCTGTACCGTGGCCGCGTCAGGGGCCCGTCGTTGGTCGCCTACTGGCCCTTCGAGGACGCCGAGGGCTCCACGTCGATGGCGCCGGCGCTGAACCATCCCGAGATGACCATCATCGGGTCACCGACCCTGGCGACCTTCGAGGGGTTCGTGGCATCCAACCCGCTCCCGGTGCTCAACGGCGCCGAGATGCGCGGGGCCTGCCCCAGCTACACCGACACGGGGCAGACCCAGGTGCGGTTCGTGCTCGCGGTGCCGTCCGGGGGCGCGGAGGACGGCCAGGTGCTGGTGATGTGGTACACCACCGGCAGCGTGCGCCGCTGGGAGGTGTTCTACGGCACCGGCGGCACCATGGGCTTACGCGCCTTCGACGGCGGCGGTGTCGATCTCTTCACGACCGGCGCGGTCAACTTCGCGGTCAACGGCGAATTGCTGTTGGTGTCGATCGAGTTGACGCAGAACGGGGCGAACATCGACTACGCCCTGGCCACCGTCGAACCGGGCGCGACCTCCGGCCTGGCGTCCACCGGCACCCTGAACGCGAACACGGTCGGCCGGGTCGGCACGGTCACGGTGTCCCCCGCCGGTGGGATCACCTCGGTCACGATCGGCCACGTATCCGTGCAGAACGCCGTCACCAGCGTGTTCGACGAGGGCGGACCGCTGGCCGGGTGGGACGGGGAGATGGCGGGCCGCCGCATCGAACGCCTCTGCGACGAGGAAGGCATCACCTTCCGCGGCATCGGCGACCTCGACGACACCGTGCGCATGGGTGCTCAGCGGCCAGCCCGGCTGCTGGACCTGGTGCGGGAGTCCGCGGACGCGGACGCCGGGATGCTGTACGAGCCGCGGCATGTGCTGGGGATCGGCTACCGGACCCGGGTGAGCCTGTACAACCAGGCCGCGGCGGTTGCCCTGGACTACGCCGGGGCTGAGCTGGCCGGGTCGTTGGAGCCGACGGATGACGACCAGGCCGTCATGAACGACGTGACGGTGACCCG